CTGGAAATGGCAAGCCTTAAAAAAAGCGTGTTTTTGTTGACTTTTCTCGCCAGAAAAGCTGCCAGGATGCGCCAGGAGAGGCGAATCGAAGCCTTCGTGTACTACCGTACCCCCTCTGGAAGTACATCTTTCTTACTTTCCTCTTCAGCCCACTTCTCAAACTCTTGTACTTTTTTCTCATTGTGGGCGATACTTACATCACAAGCTTTGATGGCGTCTTGTGTCATACCATCAATAACCAACTTACGAATCTTTTTTACATCATCAATGTGGTTCAGGACTTCAATCATTTTTTTTCTCCTTGGTCCTCTGAATTCATTAATAGTACAACATAGTGTACCGCTTTAAGTAGGTCTTTTCTATTCCTACCATCTTTTTTACCAAACCTTGCAAGGTATTTGATTGCATTGGCTTGACAGAAATCTTTGTCTATGCCACAAGACCTCAATAAGTCTTGTACTTGTACGCCTTCTTTGACTTGAGCGTAGTGTTGTCCGTAGGTACTTTTAATATATGTTTCAATTTCTTTTAGTATTTTATCTTCATTATATTTCATCATATTAACTATCTATCCAGTCTGTTGCTGATTCTTCAAAATCATTTGTTTTTATTACTTTATCAATCTGTGAAAAATAGCACCAGTTGGAACCAAAAGTGATTGCACCTGTGTAACCTAGTTTTGTATCATAAGTCTTTGCGTTCAAACTTGTATTATTCTCAGCAGCTATATCATTTACTTCGGTTGCAATACCGATATTTGTAATGACACCTTGTCTGCCTTTCATGTCTTCTATTGTATCACCTAAATTAATTATCATAATGTATCCTTTTGTTAGTGTTTTGTTTTAAATAAATGTTCTTTGTCATAACTAAGACCAAGTGTATAACAAATATAACCTGAATCTTGTTCTTTGTCAAGCCCCTCCGCTTGTAATATCCATTTTATCGCAGCTTCTCTATTTTCTGCACCAACAGAAAGTGCTTCATCAATTCTACTTTCAAAGGCTTTTAGATTATCTTCTTCTTGCCTTTTTTCAATCTCTGCTTCACGCTTTGCTACATCACAAAGGTGGTCTAATTCTTCTTCTAATTCTTTTGTTGACATTGCTTTAAAGTTATAATGTCTACCTTTTACACCGTATGCTTGTTTGTGCATTTCATAAACACTTATTTCAAGATTACTTCTTTCATAATCTTCAACAGTAAAAATACCTTGGTCGTTCCAGAATTTAATATCTTCTACAACCATGCCTGCCCACGAACCTGGATTTTTAGCCATCCATGCTTTAGACTTAGCGTTAATATTTTTGATGTGTTCTAATAGTGTCATTATTTTAGTCCTTTTTCTAACCTGTAGGCGCCGTTACCATTCAATTTTACATTGTGCCTCATTCTCATTCTACCGTGTGTGAAAGAGGTCTTGGCATAACACACATGTTTGATATCTACCTCTTGAGCAGGTAGTTTTATAAAAGTATAGTTTCTACTATAACCTTTAATTCTCATACTTATGCCATTTCCATTTCCATGTCGATTACTTCATCAACATTGTGTTCATCAATATCTAACAAGTTAACTGCTTCAACAGCCATAATTTTTGCTTTAGCAGCTTCTTTAGTGATAGCATTGTTTTTTAGTTCGATTAGGATTTTATCAACAGCTTTCTCAGCTTGGTCCCAATAGTAGTTTTTGACTTTAGACATAGTGTTTTTCTCCTTTGTTAGTGTTTAAGTTATTCATTAGTAAATCAATAAGGTTATTATACAGATATTTTTTGCATTTGGCAACCTTTTTTTCAAATCTTTTTTTAAGTATTTCATTCTTTTTTACTGTGTAATTCTTTATCATATACACATATCCTACACTAGTTCCATAGTAAAAGCAAGCACTTTTTTCACTTTTTGGCGCTTTTTTTGAATTATTTTTTGAGACCAGGTCTAGGTTTTAGGTGGTGCGACAACCTGCACAGCTAAGAAAGTGTTATTTCCAGTTGTTTTTTATCCATTCTTGCTCAGATTCGTGAGGATTTGGCTGTCCGTGAAACACGGAAACCAACGATTCGCCATTGTGGTCATACTTCATATCTTGTCTGGAATACCTAGTACCACTTCGGTCATACCATTTATATGATTGTGTCCACGAATCGGGAAATGAACCACATCCAGGACTGTTCTTAATAAAGTCAGATATTAGGTTTTGGTCACCTGCAAATTTTCTAAGGTATTCTGGTCTATTGGACATGAATTTATGCCAAATTCGTCCGTGAAGGTCTTGTTGCTTGAACCTCATAATACTGGAGTTCCAGATTTTGGTACTAGGGTTAAAGTCATTCATACCACAGAAATCAAGTTGTGCTTCGTGTTTATAAAAACAGTCTATGTTATCTGTAATCACTACATCTAAGTCCATGTACAATGTAACACCTGGTAGATAAGTGTCAGGATGAAATAGTTGTAATTTATTCCACCACCCTTGTAAGTCTTTTTCTGGAAATTGTCTAATGTCAATATCACCCTCTACCATCTTATGCATTTTAACATGGTCGGTAAATACTACAAAGTTTATAGGAAGTGTGGTGTTTCGTTTCACCATATTGTAGAGTTTTTGTACATACTCTACGGCATACTTATCACCATAACACACACAAGCAAAATTATAATTTATATCATTAACCAATTGTACATCGCCCTCATACTTAAAATTAAATACATCAACTCCATTAATGCTCTTGGCCAATCTCTATCTTTGTAACCAAAATACACCCACATAACACATGCAACTACACTAAGTAACCAACCTACCCATTGAGTAGAAATATTGGCACTTGATAAAATAAATACAGAGGTAACTGCTAACGCAAAACCTAACCAGCGTTCTGGTACTGTACCTTTAAAATATCGAAAGCTAAGCCATCTTCTATTTCTTGTATTGTAAACTGGTGGTTTGCTGTCATGTTTAGCCATTCTTGCACCGTCTTCCTACCTGGTTTAAAAGGTTTTTCTATCTTATCAATTTTACGACTTGTTATCAAAGCTGCCACATTCCTTTGATGTGTAAACGCCGGTGTCATATTTAGGACACCATCTACTGCTGATAATGACATATTTGTCACAACACACCACGAGTCTTTTAAATAATCTCTTATGTCTGTATTCCAAAACTCATTACTTGGTCTTGGTTTATTTCTCATCTTAATTGGTCTATCTGTATATTTTTTAATTTCGTCTGTAACTTGTTTAATCCATTCTTCTTGTGTAAGATTGTTGATATGATAACATACAGTAGGAGATGAAGGACATAATAAAATATGGTCACCACTATCACGCCAACCTTTGAAGTGACAATCAATACCTTGTTTGTCTAATATATTCCACCTGTCTGGTGAAGTAACATGAAATCTGTTTGTGTGAATACCACCTCTACATATTCTAAAATAAGTTGTGTCGTAATTATTGATGATAGGTTCTGGATATCTTGTGATTTGTTCAGTAAGATAACCTACATCTACATACCACCATTCATCACCTCTTTCTTCACATTCTTTTATCTGTCTAATATTTTGACCTGCTAAACCCCAAAAGAAGTGTACATCTTTACCCTCATCTTTCCAACCTTTTTGTATGGCAGGCATGAGTTGATGAGATAAACATTTGTCCCATGGTAAAGTGTGTATATGTATCATCTGCTTTCTATTAAGCCTTTATTAACTTCAATTACATTTTTTAAAATCTGACTGTCAAGAAAATTTGCAAATGCCTCCATGTCTTTTGGAAAACAATTGCCATCATAACCTAATTCTTTTACTTTCATATGACTAGGACCTATATTTTCAAAATCAGCTAGTGTGTTGGTTATCATATGATAGTTATATGTCTTATCTAATTTACTATATAATTCATGGAAGAAGACAACCTTTGTTGCTAACCAACAATTGTAAACATATTTGATTGTACTTGCACTCTTTTTATCCATAATAATATTTGTTTTAGTATGTGTACATCTAAATGTTTTCATCCACCACTCTGCTTCTTTTTTCAATCCACCCCATATAACATACTCACTATTACTATAGTCTTTTCTAGCATGTGCTTCTCTCAAAAATTCAGGAGAATAAACAACATG